GTTCCATTACCACTTAATTCTGCAATATGTTTTTCTGCGGTTGATCCGTCCCATTCAACCCTGACTTGTAGACCATTTGTTATCCACATTATCTTAGTAACTAATACATTCCACTCCAGGCCTATAAAGGCACCACTATTTGCAACAGTTCTTGTATTAGTTCCACTTACTCCACCAACAATTGCATCACCATTAGACATAGTAGTTAGAATAGTTGTTGCTTTTTTGTTCGTATTATCCCATCCAACAACTTCTACTGTGGAAGCTCCGGCTGTAAAACCTGTAACAAGAAAATGTTCGGTAGCAGCGGTTGTTATTACTTCACCAATTTTAAAATTCGGACTTGCAGCACCAGATAAAGTAAGTGTATGTTTTGCCCAAGCAAGTGTCGATAGATCTATTTTCTTAACATCCGATTCGTCTGCATCGGAAAAAAACTTTGCAACATATTTTTTTTCATTATCAATTAGTACTTGTGTTTCAGCTGCCATCTGTTATTTCCTCTGAACTTTCCGGCCCTTTCGGGTCTGTCTCTGTTTTGGTTAAAAAAGTTTGCGCAATATCTTTTTTCTTGTTTTCTAATGCGACTGTTATTTTTTGTTGAAGTACATCACCTATTGCAGATTTCACTTCTGAGCTATCTCCACCTATGGACATAGACACAATATCACTAACTTTAGCTGCTTCAGACATAACTTTTCCTCTATTAATAGGTATCTATTATATTTATACTATTTATAAATTTTAACCACTTATTACTTTTAGATCAGGCCTATCTTTTGATGGATCATATTCTCCCCATTGCTCTTCATCAGGTTTTATGTCACCTGCGGCCTGTTCTTTTTCTATTTGATCTTGTATTGCATCAATTTCTTCTTGAGTCAATTTAAGAACCTTTTTATTGATATATTCTATAGAAAAGAATTTACCAACAACATCATCTCGATATCCCATATCACTAGTTAAAATACTCAATCGTTCTTTCATCATTTGAGCATCTTTTAATTCTGCAAAATGAGAATCAGTTTGCCATTCATATATTACTTTATCTTTTATCATCAACCAATCTTGAGATGAAACAATTCCTTTGAGAAGTAACTGTTTTTCAAGAAGATCATTAAATAAAATATTAAATCTAGCACGTAATCTCTCAACGAAACGAGTAAATTTAACCTCATCTCTAGAAATTTCTTCTGCTCGTCCCAGTATAAAGCCTGAATCCTGTTCTAACCGTGAAGGGGGAACATTGAGTGCTTTGTATAGTTTTGTTTTGAAGTAATCAACATCAGCCAATTCACCAAGATTCTCCCCTCCCGGCAACGTTGTAATTTCTGTACCTCTACCACCTTCTCTACGTGGAAGCCAGTAATCCTCTAGCATACTCATGTGCTTACGTTCATCTTTAACTTCACCAGTATTAGAATCATATACCAATTTGTTCTTATATTTGTTCATGATATCACGTAGATACTGTTCTGCTTTGATCTTGGGTAAGTTACCAACATCAATGTAGAAAATTCTGCGTTCAGGAGCACGTGAGATACGATAGATAACCACCGCGTCTTCTAACATTCGGAGTTGATTAAGAGGTTTGATTGCTTTGTGGAGATGACTTAAAACTATTTTTCTATCAGCATCTAATATACCAGAATGAACATAAGAAATAGAATCATTAGAAATTTGAACTGTAGCGCCTCCACTGCCGCCTGATATACCCCTTTCATTGAACAAATAAAATTCTTGGAATCCAGCAGTATCAACTTCTAGACCTTGAGGCCCTGGTTGAATTTTTGGTTGTCTAACTTTCTTTATTTTAAGGGGATCTATTGAGCGTAATTCAAGAATTCCTCTTTTTGGATTTTTCTCATCAATAATAATATGAAAATATAATCTACCATCAACATACCATTTTCTGAACAATTCAAATCCAACTTTTCGAAAATCAAGCAAACGAACTAGTTCTTCAAACTCTGTCTTTATACTTTCTCTAATATTGTCTGATAGATTAGATTTTTCTAGGCTAATGCTGACAGGAGATTCTTCCCTACTTGCTACTATAGCATCATTAACAACATCATCTATCGCTTGATCACATTCAGGAAATGTTGCCATTTCCCTATATTTTCGGATCAATTCTTGTTCATTTTTTGCGACACCTTCTAGATCGACATATGTTCCATATGCGCCACCAGCAGGGCCAACTTCAAGTGCACCATCTTCTGGTTCGGGGAGTGCAAAAGACTTCTTATTTTTTTCGTCCTTGTCAACTCTTCCTATAGAAAATCCAAATAATTCAACTGCCATACATTCTTCCTAATAGGTTAAATGGGAGTAGATTTCTCCACCCCCATATAAAATTGTTTCTTTCATTATCTATTAACTAAAACCAACATTACTTTGATTAGATCTCCAATAACTGAATTCCCATGTTATATCATAGGTCTGAATATCATTTGTTTCCCAATCAACTGTAATTTCACCAACAGCAGAAGGCCACGCATCGATGAATTCATAAGATTTTGGTATAACTGTTCCAGCTTTTTCAAATGTTTTAACTTTTAAAGTTCCAGTATAACTCTGAATCTGGCTCATACCTGAATCTCTTACATTTGACTTATGAGAATTAAGTTTTTCCATCCAACTTTCAATGTTGTTTCTAATTCCCATTCCCTCATCATTATAAACGGTTTGGTGGAAATTATGATGAAATCCATGTTGTTGTCGTTGATGAAGATGGTGAAATTACTGGAGCAAATAATACAGTTCTGGAAACATATACTGGATCAGTTGCCGGTGGAGCCAAAGGTGAAGACGGTCAAAGTATTTACTACAAAGATCTAGTTAATAGAGGTTCAAAGTGGATTCGTTGGATGGATCATCACGCAGATGGTGATGCAGACACATTACTTGGTGGTGGAACAACCGCTTGGGGTGGAGTCGCAACCGGAACATTTAATGGTAAAGGAATTATCGTTACTGGAAGTCTAACTGGTGGAACTGCAGGAACTGCAGCAACCGCTGGAAATATTCAAGTAGCTATGGATGAATTCAAAAATGCAGAAGATGTAGATGTTACTCTTCTGATGACAGCTGATGCAGATGCCGCTACCGCTATTCATGCAATTAATAATATTGCAGAATATCGTAAGGATTGTGTAGCGTTTATTTCGCCAACACAAGCAAATGTTGTTGATAACTCAGGAAGCGAAGTTGATGATGTTGTATCATTCCGTAATTCAATGCCAAGTTCTTCATACGCAGTACTTGACTCTGGTTGGAAATACATGTATGACAAATACAATGATGTATACAGATATATTCCATTGAACGGTGATATTGCTGGATGTTGTGCATTTACAGATCAATCCCGTGATCCTTTCTGGTCACCAGCTGGTTTAGATCGTGGTAATATTCGAAATGCTATCAAACTTCCTTTTAATCCGAATAAGACACAAAGGGATACACTTTACAAAAATGGAGTTAATCCAGTTGTTGGACTTCCTGGAAGTGGAATTCTTCTTTTCGGAGATAAAACACTATTAGCAAAACCAAGTGCATTTGATAGAATCAATGTACGAAGGTTGTTTATCCTTTTGGAAAAATCAATCGCTAATATGGCAAAATCCTTCTTGTTCGAATTCAACGATGCGTTTACTCGTTCAAGATTTACTGCTACCGTAGAACCTTTCATGAGGGATATTCAAGGAAGAGGTGGAGTTCAAGATTTTGCTGTAGTTTGTGACGATAGTAATAATACAGCGGAAGTTGTTGATCGTAACGAATTTCGTGGTGATATTTATATTAAACCTTCACGTTCAATTAATTTTATCCAACTACAATTCGTAGCAGTACGATCTGGCGTTGAGTTTGCAGAAATTATTGGATAATATAATACTGTATAAATAGTAATATACATAAGGAATGGGGGAAGACGATGGCGTCCGAAGGGTGCACTTGTAAAAAAGAGCTCCCCCATTTACTTTTAACATAGTCATCGGCGCGGAAGCGTAAAGGAGAAATAATGGCATTTTCAATAGACACTTTTACCGCAAAATTAAAAGCAGGTGGAGCATTAGCCAGTTTATTCGAAGCGGAACTAACAACTACCAAAGGACCTCAACAAGCATCCGCAGTTGCAGATTTTAAGTTTTTATGTAAATCTACAACCTTACCAGGTGATACAATTGAGACAGCAACCGTTACATATATGGGAAGAGGTATTAATATTCCCGCTAATCGTGCGGCAGCGACATGGGAAACAACCATTTATAATGATGAGGGTATGGAAAT